CATGAAACTCAAGAGACCCGAAAGAATTGAGAAAGCGAAATATTATCTTGGAGTTGATGTTGCGAGAATGGGAACTGACGAAAGTACATTTGAGATAATTGATGCGACGATTCCTAACCGGATTCGTCATGTTGAGAATTTAATAACTACTAAAACTCTATTAACCGCTACAACTAGGAAAATAGTTGAGCTGGAGAGAGAGTACAATTTTAAGCAAATATTCATAGACGACGGAGGAGTTGGATCCGGAGTATTTGATCCATTATTAGATATTGACGAAACTCGGAGGAAAGTTGTTGCGATAAATAACGCAGCGAGAGCTTTAGACAAAGACGAAAAGAGAAAAAAGAAACTACTAAAAGAAGATTTATATAATAATTTGTTGAGACTTATGGAGAGAGGGGAACTCTCATTGTTAGATGACGCTGAGGTATTTCAAAGTCTAAAGAGCGTACAATATGAATATACCGACGACGGAAATATAAAGCTCTTTGGGAAATACACACACATCTGCGAGGGATTGATAAGAGCAGCATGGGGGACAAAAGACAAAAGTTTAAATATCTATTGTGCGTAGATAACTTATGCCTGAAGCAAAGACAACTAAAGATATTGAAGTTAAAGGAGAAACTTTTACTGACATTGTTGATAAAGATAGAGCTTTAATTATGGCTATACAAGAACTTACTAATATGATTAGGAGATTAGCAAGCAATGGCTGATACCGGAATCTTCTGTACGACAGAAGAAGTTAAAAGGAAAGCTGGAGCTAATGCGAGTACAACCTCAGCAGTAGAATTATTTATTAACGATTTTGTAACACAAGCAGAAAGTACAATAAATACTCTTAGTTTATTTAATTGGTCTGACGCATACTCGGGATTAAATGCTGATGTTAAGGGGATTTTAAAAGAAGCAGCAAGTAATTTAGCTGCTATTTATGTTATTCAATATGACATGAGCGGTTTTACCTCAAGACAAGAAGCTGAAACTATGTTAGATGTTTTAAGAGACGGATTTGTGAGATCGGTGAGTTTGTTGAGAGATATTAAACAAAGGGACTTTATGAATGACGCTTAGTAAATTTAAATTTTGGAAAGAAGAACATGACTTCAAGAACTTTCCAGAATTAACAAATAGACAAATGGAAAGATTTTATTTTCAAAGTCCCCATAAACAAATTACTGAAGATTTTAATGCTAAAGTTGTAAGAGTTATCGACGGAGATACAGTTGAATTACAAACTAACTTTAGAGACTTTAATTTTCCTTTAAGAATGTTAAATATGGCTGCTCCCGAATTAGACGAAAAGGGAGGTCTTGAGAGTGCTAAGTGGTTAGCTGAAAGATTAAATGGGAAAGAAGTTCAAATTGTTGTTGATCCTAAAAATAGAGTTGAGAAATGGGGAAGATTATTAGGGCATATCCTATTATTTGGAATGAATATTGGAGAAGAAAGTAGAATGAATGGGAAAGCAGTTTCATGGGAAGAGAGAAAAGACGGAACTATACCTAACTTCTTAGAGGAGATTGCGAGATGAGTTTTCCCCAAACATTTAGGAAAAGTTTTGAAAGGAATTTAGCTAATTATAATTATGTTGATATTGCTAATGGGCTGGGTTATTCAACTTTTTATGGACTATTTACAGCAGTTGCTGGAACTTATGCCTTAATAGGAAACCCCTTAGTCTGTGGCGGGTCTGTATTACCAGCAGATAGAAGATTAAATGCTGAAAATAGAGATTTTGAGACAAGTACTTTCAATCTTCCGAGAGTTGTTAAAGGAACTGCTTATATATCTGGGGAAGCTGTTTCTGACGGAACAGGCACAATAACCACTATAGTAAAACATTGGGACGGAAATACAGAAACCACAATCGGCGGACCAAGTTCAACTCCTAACTTTAAGAACGGAACTAACGGAGTATTTATAGCAATCCCTTTAGCTGAAACTGTTTTTAAAAAAGGAGACTTAATTAGAGTTTCTATGAGTGTTGGGGATTGTGGAGACGGAGTACACGGATTTTATATTGACCCAGTTAGCGCTCACGGATTAGAGCCTTTTAAAGTACTAATACCCTTCAAAATAGACTTATAAAATGGGAGAACTAAATTTAAACCAAGCAACAGCAAGCGACTTAACAAACGCTATGACAGATTATTCTGTTGATAGTCAAAACACCGACGCTGCTTCTGAAACAAAAGAGACTACATGGATCAACTCAAATTGGTCTCAGTATTTAGGTTATTATAAAGAGATACCCGAACTAAACGCAGCTATTGACGCCAAAGCTACTTGGACTGTTGGAAAAGGATTTACCGCTGACGAGATAACAACCATGCTATTAGATACAATGACTGGCTGGGGTAAAGATACTTTTAACACTATTATTGAAAATATGATAAGAACATACCACATAGGCGGAGACGCTTTCTGCGAAGTTATAAGAGATGACGAGGGAAATTTAATTAACCTTAAACCATTGGATCCGGGAGCCATTAAGATTGTCGTCGATAGAAAGGGAAGAATCTTAAGATACGAACAAGTCTCAAAAACTAAAGAGAAACCGGTTAAGAAATTTGAGCCGGAAGAAATATTTCATTTAGCAAGAAATAGAGTAGCTGACGAGATACATGGAGTTAGTATTATAGAGAAATTAGAGAATATTATACTTATGAGAAATGAAGCAATGAACGATTGGAAAAGAGTATTACATAGAAATGTAGATCCCATGATGATCTTTCATTTAGATACTGACGACACTACAAAGATTAACAACTTCAAATCTAAAATGGACGCTGCGAGAGGTAAGGGAGAAAATATGTATATTCCTAAAGACGCAGTTGTACCCGAGCAATTATCTATTGCTCCTAATGCTTCTCTTAATCCGCTTGCCTGGATTGAAAGTCTTAACAACTATTTCTTTCAGGCAGCGGGAGTACCCCAAATTATTGTTGGAGGTAGTCAAGAATTTACTGAAGCAACTGCTAAGATAGCTTATTTAGCATTCGAGCAAACAATAGAAGAAGAACAATTATTTGTTGAAGAAGAAATATTAGCCCAATTAAATCTTGTAGTTGAGTTAGAGTTCCCAGCAAGCTTAGAGAATGAATTATTGTCTGATAAAGCAAAAGACGGAGAAGTCCGAGCAACTCAACCAAACGATACAGTCGCAGAAGTTGAGGGGAGGAAATAAATGGAAAACGAAATAGTAAGCATTATAGTAAATCACGGCTTTGCGGTATTTGTAGCCGTATATGTTTTAACAAGAATGGAAAGAGCAATTAAAATTAACACCGAAATGGTAAGAGACTTAACAATGTTAATTAAAGATAGGAGGAAAAAAATCTAAATGGCTGGAACAAGTCAAGAAAAAAAGAAGCATAGAAAAGCCGAAAAGAAATACGCAAGATTAGCTGGTCCAAAACCCGAGCCTCTAAAACCTAAATTTGATAGAAGTAGTGATGAATTTGTAAGATTAGAAAAGAAGTTTGAAAGACCACCTACAAGAGAGGAATTTGATAGAGAAGTCCAAAAAGATATTGATAGAGAAAAATTTCTGAAAGATCGTAAAACTGCTTTTAGAGCTGCTGAAGTATTTGGAGGTCCGGTAGTAAGTAGAGGGAGTTTTAGAGGTCCGCCCGTTAAAATGATAACATCTGAGGGAGTGGAATTAGATGAATTTGAAAGACCGATAAAACAAGAATTAGATGAATTTGGAAGACCGATAGAACAAGAAGAGCCAAGAGGATTAGAATTTGCCGAAGAGGGAACTCCCGAAGAAGTTAGAGGGGAAGTTGGATTGACTGAAGAAGAAAGAATAAGAAAGGAAGAATTAGCAGCAGAAAACATAAGAATAGGAGAAAGAGGATTTGGAGAAAGGTTATTAAATGTAGATCCCAGACTTGATCCCACGACTTTCCCATTACCTATTGGCGGCGGACCGGCAATAAAAGAGGGTGTGAGAGGAGCAGCGAGGTTTGGAGGATTTAAAGTTCATCGTAGAGGTCTAACTGACGAAATGTTTGAAGTTTTAAAAGACGGAAGAAACACGCTAACAAACCAACTAAATATAATAGGTAAGAAAACAGATGTAAGTAAATTGGGAGCTGATAAAGCTGCGACTGCTTCAAGATTTAAAACAAACTCAAAGTCAAACAAAGAAACAAGAACTTTATTTCAAAAAATGGGATGGTCGGAATTTAACGGAGCGAGTATGCTACAGATAATAGGGAGCTATCCTTTTGCCGGATTTATGAGACAAGAAGCATTACAAACTTTAGGATTTGCCGTTACTACTGCGAGAGAAAGTGGAGATGTGGAATTAGAAAGAGATGTCCTCGCCCAACAAGATGATTTATTAAATATCGCACAATGGAAAAATCTTATGTTGGTAATACCCTCGATAAATGTAGCCAATGAAGTGTGGAATTTCTTTAAAGCAGCGAGGAAAAAATGGGAGGTAGATACTTCGGATTTTGAAAGAAGAAGAGAGGGAAGATTAACTCCCGAAGAAGAATATTTTGCGCCATTTAGAGAAAAAGCAATAAGAGAAAACGAAAGGTTTGGATAATATTTAATTGAAAGGAGGAATAAAATGGGAAATAATGAAGAAGAAAAAGAACAAAGAACAGCGGAAAACTCTAATGAGGGGGATAAGTCTTCTACAACTCCGGTTATTGACGCC